TTTTGCAAAATGTGCCATAATGTTTCTCCTTATATATTAATTTTAATTATCATTCAACTATTGAAATTTGTATCTTATTATAACAATTCCAGAACCACCAGTTCCACCACTAGGTGTATCATTATCTAATCCACCTCCACCACCACCAGTATTAGCAGTTCCATTTCCAGCAGCATGACCTGATCCATTTCCACCTCCAATACCTCCACCACCNGATCCTCCTGCACCACCTGGTGCAGCATCATTTCTTGCTCCACCNCCACCACCAGATCTTGTGACTGATGAACCTGAGATTGAACTAGCTACTCCATTTCCACCAACGCCTCCTGCACTAGGTGAACCATTTCCACCAACAGCACCAGCACCTCCGCCACCACCTGCTCCATAAGCAGGTCCGGTAGATGGATTTGCATTTCCACCACCATTTTGTCCTTGAGGTGGAGTTGTGGGAGGTGTATTTCCACTGCCTACAGTAGAGTTAGCATAACCTGCTCCACCACCTGAACCACCATTACTACCGCTTGTTGGTGGACTTGCACATCCTCTTGAACCACCGCCACCACCGGCTGCTGTTATTGTACTAAAAGTTGAGTTTACTCCATTTGTTCCATTAGAACCTGGAGGTGTAGTAGCTCCTGCTGCACCACCGCCACCAACTGCAATTGGAAAAGATGCTACTGTGGCTGTAATTCTGTTGGGTGAACTTGGATAACCATCTAAAGGACTTGCAGTGTAAGGTGTTGCTGGAGATTTGACTTCTCTAAATCCGCCTGCTCCACCACCACCNGNTNTTCNTCTCCTATCCCACCGCCGCCACCACCAGCGACAACAACATAAGAAAGTACGTTGTTAGCTGCGCATTGTGCGAGTCTTGAAACTGCAAAAGTCCCTGGTCCTGTAAAAGTATGAATTTTGTCGTTTCCACAAGTCGTAATAGTTCCTCCAGTAGCTGCCATAAAAAGACTACCTGTTGCATTAGAAGTTGAATCTTGAACATTTTTCCAACCCTCGGTGTCATCAACATAAACAAAAGTTAATGATTGACCTTCTGTGCCTGCTACAAAAGAAGCATTTATACCACCTAGTTTTTGAGAACCATTAGGCGCTATTGTTAAAGCGTTTGTTTGAAAAGTATTTGTATAATCAACAACAGAAACAATATTACCTGCAGTTCCTGCTGGTAAATTCATTGTAAAAGCTCCACCAGAAGTATTTGCAAAATAACCTTCTCCATTAGCAGCTGTAAATGTGGCTGTCTTAATACTTGATGTCTGCCAATCAACAGTTCCTGTTCTTCCAAATCCTGTCTGCGTTCCATTGTTTGTTATTGTTGCACCAGAAGGAATGACAAAAGAATCACCGCTATCTCCTAACGTAACTGTACCACAATTTGTTCTTGGACTAATTTTATTTACTTTTACTTCACTCATAATTTACCTAATTTTGAAATTTATACCTTATTATTACTATACCTGAACCGCCTGCGTGATTATTTGGACTTGGATTTGAATAAGCTGAACCTCCACCTGTATTAGCTACTCCAGCCCAAGGACCTCCTGCAGGTGCCGGTCCACCACCCGCTCCACCTTGACCTCCTGGTTGAGTATCACCTCCAGCGGCATTTGAATAACCTCCACCACCACCAGCGTAAAATGTTGCACTCCCATTAATTGAAGTTTGAGCTCCATCTCCTCCAAAAGACGTTCCATCAGTTCCTCCAGCTTCTCCAGCTCCACCACCACCTCCAGCTGCATTGGTAAGAGGACTAGTTTCACCATTATTTCCTTGAGAAGGACTGACAGGAGGAGTGTTTCCTGATCCTCCTGAACTTGGATTATTACTAGATCCACCACCAGATCCTCCTGGTCCAGCATTACTACCACCAGCTCCACCTCCAAAACCACCACCTGTAGACGTTATTGTTGAAAAAGATGAATTAGATCCTTTGTTACCTGTATTACTAGGTGAAGTCGCTGTCCCTCCACCTCCAACAACTATTGGATATGCTTGAGTTGTAACTGATAATCCAGTGGTAGCTAGTGGACTTGCTGTATAAGTATCTTTTGATGTACATTTACCTTCTCTAAAACCTCCACCACCTCCACCACCACCATAGTTATTACCTGCTGATCCACCTCCTGCTACTACAAGATATGAAACAGCATTTGAACCTTTTGAGTTACCTGAACAAGTTACACAAAAAGTTCCTGGACCTGTAAATGTATGAATTCTAAAATTACCTGAATTAGTTATTGTTCCTCCTGTAGCTGTAACATATGCAGGTTGTAATTCTATATCATTAAGGTTAAATGATTCTGTGCCTTTCCAACCTTGTGTTCCATCTACATAAACCAAAGTTATACCAGAATTTTCTTTATCTATTGTAAGATCAGAAGTAGCTCCGTTTATGTTTGAACTATTTCTACCTATTGTAATATTATTTGTATCTGCTGTTCCTGCATAATCTACTACAGCTACAATATCTCCAGCAGAAGGTGATGCGGGTAGCGTTACTGTAATTGCTCCACTTGTAGTATTTACAAAATAACCATTACCGCTTACAGCAGTAAAACTAGCAGTCTTTGCTGTTGTATCCCAATCAACAGATCCAGCTCTACCAAATCCTGATTGTGATGCGCCTGATGCAAGAGTAACAGTATCGCCACTTGCACCAATAGTTATTGTATTGGAATTCTCATTGATAATATTATTACCGTCTTGATCCTGAATATTGTCTACTTTAATTGTACTTGTCATAATTTACCTATTGAAATCTATACCTTATTATTACNATACCTGAACCAGCATTTTTACCACTACAAGTGTGATCAGTTCCTCCAGATCCACCTCCTGTATTTGCGGTACCTGTTCCTGTATTTTGAACAAATGCAATTCCACCTTGACCGCCACCACCAGCTCCACCTGCAGCTCCTGGAGGACTATTTGCATCTCCAGAACCACCACCTCCACCACCAAAATATCTTCCTGGTGCAGGTCCTGGAGTTCCATAAGAAGGAGCTCCTCCTGAAAAGAAATCAGCTGCCAGAGGAATACCATCACCGCCTTTTCCTGATACTGAAGTTGATCCAGCTCCACCTGCTGCACCTGCTCCACCGCCTCCAGAACCACCATAAACTGGTGAACCTGCTGGTGTAGCTGATGTTCCTCCTGGATTTCCTTGAGGTGGACTAACGGAAGGTGTATTTCCTGCGCCACCTGGAGCTGATGATGAATTTGATGTTCCACCTGCTCCACCACCTCCAGAACCACCTGATTGTGCAGTTCCCCCTGTTCCTGGACCTGATCCAGAGGCGCCTCCGCCTCCTCCTGTTGATGTAATTGTTGAAAATACTGAATTAGATCCACCAGAACCATTTGCGTTTCCTGGAGTACAAGACCCAGCTCCACCACCACCTACTGTAATTGGATAAGCTTGTGCTGACACAGGAAGACCGCCACTAATTGGACTTGGATAATTTTGTCTAACTCCACCTGCTCCACCACCTCCAGATGCAGTTTTTCCTCCACCGCCTCCTCCAGCTACTACTAAATATTCTACAGAAGTAGATCCTGATGGATTTCCTATAGAAGAAACAGTAAAAGTTCCTGGTCCCGTAAAAACGTGTGTTTTAAAATTTCCGCAAGTTAAAGTAGCGTTTCCACCAGACGCTGAAATAAATGTTGGAGCTGGTAAATCTGAATCTGTAGAAGCATTAACAATCAGCCAACCTTTTGTTGAATCTACATAAATCAAAGTTCCAGATTGACCTTCAATAGATATCACCGCATCTGCGGTTTGACCTCCAATAGGTGAACTATTTCTTGCAATCGTCAAATTATTTGTATCAAAAGTGTTTGAATAATCTTTAAATGCTACAATGTCACCAGCAGATGGGGATGCTGGAAGTGTCATTGTTACAGCCCCACTTGAAGTATCTACAAAATAACCTTCTCCATTAGCTGCTGTAAAATTAGCAGTTTTTTTAGTTGTCTGCCAATCAACTGTACCAGTTCTACCAAAACCTGATTGAGAAGCACCACTTGCTAACGTTACCGTATCACCAGAAGCACCCAAAGTTATTGTTGTACCTGATTGACTTGCGATGTTTCCACCATCAGCTGCTTTGTAAGCGTTAGATCTTACATCATTGCCTGCAACTGTTACAGATTTACATGCTGATCCTACAGTAAGATTAGTTCCGGTTTGTGTATCAACTGTGTTTACTTCTATCTTACTCATTAAATTACTACCACCGTTCCTGTTATGGTTTGTGTTCCAGTTATAGTTACAGGTCCGGCTAAAACTCCAGATGCAATTGTTTGATCTTGTGAAAGAGTTGTAGCATGTGTAACTAAATAATCTGTAGCCGTCATAGATGGAGACATAGCTCTCGATGCTGGTAGTGTACAAAATACATTTTTAGTACCTGCTGAAAAATTTACTTTGCTATCACTATTTGATGATGAAATAACTGTATCTCTTGTAAGATTACCAACTGTAGCTGTTGTTGCAGTAAAACCCATTCCAGAATGGTTTGTACAATAAGCGTATAAGGTTGGCGCTGATGATGCTACTGTAATTACAGTTTTTGCACCAGCACTTCCTGGTGTTCCAGTAGTTGTTACACCGGTTGTATATTCAGTTCCAGAGTTGTGTGTTCCATCAGATGTTGTAGAAAATCTTAATGGATGACCTGCATTAGAAGAATCAGATTGATCAAAAGTATATGTAACTGTTTCCGCTAAATCAATAGAAGATTGTAAAGAACCATCTAAGTAATATTTATTACCACTACCAGGGTTTACAACAGTCACTGCATAAGTTACAGCAGCGTTTACTGTTCCAATACCTACCTCAAACTCTCCTGCAGAATTATTTTCAATTGCATAGAAAGTTGTATTACCAGCACTTATTCCTGAAACAAAAGTCTCATAACCTTGTTCTGCTCCGCCAAGGTTTAAAGTTACTGTTCCAGTAGTTGTACTTGTTTCTTTAACTCTATCGTTAACTACTAAAGCCATTCTTACTCCAAATTTTATTACGCGTCGCCAAGTCTAATAATAGCACTAGAAGAGTTAGCAGTTGGAAACTGAACAACGAAATCTCCGTTTGTTGCAGTTTTTGT